TGGCGTTACTGTTTTAGTACGCTTAGCCTTCCGTGGGCGGGACGGCTTGACCTTCTCCACCTTGTTGTCCTCCTAGTGCTGGGTTTTTACTTGGGTCCATCATTGGTGATGCCATCTGAGCTTTCTGTAGATCAACTTGTTGTTCTTGTTGTACAGCAGCTTGTTGTTCACCTTGTACATCTTGCATACTTCTTACAAGGTTAAGTATATCTATACCTTGTGCAGCAGCTAGACGTTTAATAACTTCCTCAGGGTTTATGTATTGCTGAGTAGCTTCTGGTCCCATGGTTTGTGAGATAGTTGTAAGGAATTGACCAAGACTCTCACGGTCTTGTCCTCTGCCTAGTGCATTAATACCTGCCACAATGGTAGGATTAACTATACCCTTAGGTATCTTAGGGATCTCCCCTGTTTTTTCAAACACACTTAGCTTTCTATTTAAGTATGGCACTAAGAACTCAACAGTAAGTACACTAAACAGTCCACCTAATTGTTGTTCTAGTTCCATCTGAGTCATCCTAACTTCCTCCGCTGTAGTGCGTTCTGATTGACGCACTGATAGCACAAGGAATGCTTCAGACAATCTCTTCTCTAGGGTTTGCATCATCTGATATGCCGTAGCAAAATCAGCTTGCTTACCTACCTGTACTACACCTATGTCATCAGGTCTACCTTGTACGATAGCACCATTGCCTGCAGCTGCGAGAGTTGCTGGCTTAGTTGTACTGGAGGGTGAGACAACAAACACTACCTTAGCAGCGGCTGCACTTCCTTCAGTGATTGCTTGTGACAGAGCTTCAAGTGACTTAAGATCACCCATGAATTCTTCTACTCTCCCACGTCCATAAGGTTCACCATCTACTGTGTTAAATCGTAGAGGTAACCATGGTGTTGTTTCAACTGGTGATTTACTTACTGACTTAGGTATAATTTTATCATTAACTTCTTGATGCCAGAGGAATCTGTTGTTGTCACGACGGACATGTGTATACACGTCTACGTTATCACTATGTTCAGACTCGTCCTGTACAGTTAAGTCATCTTCAAAATCTGGTAATAATTTTTTGCTAATTTTTTCCTTGGTGACAATTTCAATTACATTGCCATTCCCATCACGTTCTATAACATAACGATGTAGAGGAAAGAGTTTTAAACCATCCTTACCCATGAAGACTAACGCATTACCTGCTACAACCAAGTGCTTAAGAGCTTGGTGTATAACAACACGATCATCTGATGCTGCAATAGAATCCATTATGGTATTCTCTATCTTAGCAAAGGATAAATCTAATTCAGATTTCATGTCGGGATTAACTTGTCCTAGCATTGCATCGTTAATCTGTAGCTTAAAGAAGCTAGTGTTAACAGGTACTAATGCTAGTTGTAGTTTAGCTGCTAGAGTTACTACTCCTTTAGCTCCAACTGATTGCCATGGTGTGCTTAAGTTTTTAGCACCACGCATGAACTCTTCTTCACCACGAATTAGATAGGGGATAGTTAGCTTGGCTGCCTCTTCCGCTATGTTTAGAAACTGAGAACGTTCTGATGCTAAACTGTCATATCTTGTTTTAGCTGACATTATATATTAAGGGATTTAGTTTGTTGTTCTCGGCCTAATTGTTTTGTACCTCTAGTGGTACCCATTGATGCTTTAGATCTCTTCATCTTAACACCCTTAGCACTTGTACCTGTAAACCTTTGAGCTACAGTAGGTGATGCTAACTGTGTAGGTGTTTGTGTCTTACTTTTTTCTGTATCGAATGCTTGTTTAGCATCTCCGTATGGAGTTTTACTGAACGGATCTGCTTGAGTATTGGGCATGTAATCTATTTCACTTTCAGCTACTGGCATCTTATCAGGTATGCCCGGTTTATCAGGTACAGTAGGTCTCCATGCTGATTTAACTGCTTTTTTATCATCAATTTGTTTTTGATAATAAGCTTGAATTCTAGAAGCCCAAGTTTCATTAGGACTAAGGTCTGCTCTAGCCTCCTCTTGACGTAGTTCTTTGAATGGTGTTGATTCAAAATTTTCTGCAGCTTGTTGAGCTAAAGTAGCTGATGTGCTCAACCCATCCTCACCGACTTCTTTGACTTCCTCTTGTGTAAGAGAATCCCATTTCTTTTTACTCAAAAGTTCACGGATATCATCTGGTGTTTCTCCGTCATCTATGGTCTTTTGTATTTCTTGAAGGCTTGCAAACCTACCCATACCTGTGGCCTGATCGCCAAAGTCATCAACATCATATTGATTAAAAGCATCCATACGATCACCTCTATCATATAAAATACCTGCTGGCTTAGCGATTTCAGTACCCTCTTCGTTAAGTTCTGGTCGTGCAATGACTTCCTCTAATGTCATCTCACCTGACTGTATTTTCTTTACCCAGTCAACAACTTGAGTATTCTCCATTGCAGTGAACAATCTATTATCTCCTAGAGTAGGCATAGTAGAACGTTGAGCTTCGTTAGATGCTTGACCTAATAAGTCCCAACCTGCATCTCTGATAGATGTTTCGACTTGTTCGTAGTCATTACCTCTAGCTTTTAAGCTATCACTTACTAATTGTGATGCATCGTATGCATTATGATCTGTTTGTGTAGCATCTTCTCTACCAGATACATTCATAAAGTAATCTAATCCACCTTGATCAGCATCTCTACCATACTCATCAGAGTAAACATCTCTAATGTTTGCCTCTTCAGATTGAGCAAATGATTGAGCAATCTGTTGGATAGTCATTGCCCCTGAAGCTAATTTATCTTCCCAGTATTGTAGCCCTTCTGTATCTTTAGCCATTTCTTCTTCTGTTCTACCAAAACCTGAGGTATATAAATCAGTTACAGTTGCTGAACCACCTGCAGCTATAGCATCTAAATAAGTACGGCCCATAGTATGGTCAGTATCTGCACCCCACTTGTTACCACGATCTGTACCAGATGTAGTAGTCTGAGCTGCAGCTTGGTAGGCATCTCTAGTAGCATTGTCTGATCCACTAGCAGCGTTAGCCATTTGTGTCTGGTAGAACTGACCGACATCACTTGTTGGATCTAAGATCTGTGCTCTTGTTACACCTTTCTGTTCTAGTAAACCAATGATGTTTTCTCTTACGGATGTAATAGCAGCATCACGTTCAGCTCCTGATAGTGTACTGATGTCTACAAAACTACCTGTTGCAGTAGAGTCGTACCCATCGTACCAACCATTCTGACCAGCCCATGTTTTACTCCAGTCTGTTGTCATGTTGCCTCCTTAGTTTTACCAGTCTCTTGCCATCCACTGATGTTGTCTGGTTTACGTGAAGTTAATCCTCTAATACTTATGTTAGGTTTAGCTACAGGATCTGGATCACTCATCATACTATCAGTAATCTTCTGTTCATACCCAAAGGTAGGACTATAGTATTGACCTGCATCCACATCTTCCTCAGCCTTATTACCTGTAATAGTCATACGAGTAGGAAGTGGTGGTGATTGGTAAGTAACTTCTGATCTTAGCTCACCTGTAATAGGATGATACCTTGACATCGTACCAGTCTCTTCATTGAACTTCTGAAATGGTTTATACTTCCTTATCATTACCTGTTGGTTGTGCTGGAAACCACGTGTGTTCCTACCTTCAGGGTAACGTTGGTTTGAAATCCTAGCAGAATCAATTTCATCTGTAAGTTTTTGCTTAAGTTCTTGAGCAACCCACGTTTGATCTCTACCTTCTCTATCTGCTTGCTTATAAATATCCTCTTTCCATTTCCTATGTACTGCTTCTGCTGCTCTTACTTGTCTAGCATTATCAAAGTCAGCACCCGGACCCATAAACATATTGTAATCGTCTTCTAAAACGTCATCAATAGCTGCACGATATAAAGCATCATCAGTATAATTAGACCAATCCATTGGAAACTCACGGGTTTGATAGAGAGTTTTAACATGTTTAAAATCTTTATCTCTTACTTCTTTAGTAAGTGTACCTCGTACTTTATCTGCGTACTTATATGGATTAGTAAGATCATACCAAGTTTTATCAGATTCTTTATTTAAAGGTCCTCCACCAGTTAAGTAATGGAATCTTTCTTGAGTATTCCAAGTGCTTGCTTCATTATAAGTAATACCTCGTTCGATATCAAGACCCCACTCTTCATCATTTAAAGATAGTTGTCCACCTTTATCATACCAAGTATCGTACTGTTGTAATAAATCAAAACGTTCTCCTTCTGTTATGTCTCCCCATATATCTGTCCGGAAAGCAGACTTACCTCTATCATTCCAATCTAAACCAGCCTCAGTTAGCTGATTTCTTAAAGCTTGTTTCTGTGCTTCAGTATTTCTTGTCCAAGTTAAGTCTTCACTCGGAACCCATCTTCCTGTGTTATCATAAGCCATCTGTTCTTACCTCTTCCATTCGATGGACAATCCACTCAACCACAGAGCGTTGTCCAGATCTGTACATAATTTT